CGGGTCGCCTCGAGGGCCACAACACCTCCGTGTCAAACACCGTCGGCGCCGTCGGCGTGGCCGCGGCCGCGACCAAGGTCAAGGGCTTCGTCGGCGACTTCGGCACGATCCGCTGGGGCATCCAGCGGGCCATCGGACTCGAGCTGATCAAGTTCGGCGACCCGGACGGCCAGGGCGACCTCAAGCGGAACAACCAGGTGGCGTTCCGTGCCGAGGTCATCTACGGCTGGGGCATCGCCGACCAGCTCGCGGTCGCGAAGGTCGTGACGGCGTGATCGCGCTCCGCGACACCCGATCCGGCGTCCTCGTCTCAGTGCCCGAGGAACTCGCCGCCAACCTCCCGGCCGACTTCGTCCCCGTTGAGGACGCCGCGGCCGAGGCCCCGTCGGGCGAGGAGGGCGCCGGTGCTGACGAGGCCAGCGACGGTGCGCCGCCGCGGTCGGGCCCCGGCTCGGGCCGCGAAGCCTGGGTGACCTGGGCGACGGAGCTCGGCATCGACGTCCCGGTCGGCGCGACCCGCGAGGACATCTTCGCGGCGGTCGACGCCCTCACCGGGACGACCGAGACCACCAGCAACTGACGAGAGGGGGCGGCCATGGACGACTACCTCGCCACCGCCGACCTGGCACCGTTCGCCGACATCGACGAGGCCAAGGCCTCGGCGATGATCGCCGACGCGACCGCCCAGGCGATCCTGGCCGCCCCCTGCCTCGCCGAACCCGCCAACCTCACCGACCACCAGCGCGCCGCGGTGAAAGCCGTCCTGCGCGGGGCAATCCTCCGATGGGATGAGGCCGGTGCGGGCGGGGTCACCCAGCACCAGCAGACCGCCGGCCCGTTCTCGGAGAGCATGACGATCGCAGCGCCCCAGCGACGCGGCCTGTTTTGGCCGACCGAACTGGAGCAGCTGGAGGCCGTCTGCAAGGCCGTCACCGGCTCGACCGCAGGCGGTGCCTGGTCGATCAACGCGGCGCCGCGCAGTCGCCGCCGGCACGCGGACGCATGCTCGCTGAACCTCGGCGCGAACTTCTGCTCGTGCGGCGCCAACCTCGCCGGCTCCCCGCTGTGGGAAGGCTGCGAGTGAAGACCCGGAGCGTGGTGCGGCTGCGCCGCTCGCCGGGCGGCAAGGACCGATTCGGCGACCCGATTCCATCAACGGTCGAGCGGACCGTGATCGACGGGGTGCTCCTGGCGCCCCGCAACGACGTCGACACCGGCGAGCCGTCGGCGATCGGTCGGAGCGGCATCGTTGCCGGCCTGACGCTGCTGCGACCCGGCGCACCGATCGACCTGCGCCACGACGACCAGATCGAAGTCGACGGCGTCGCGTTCGACGTCGAGGGCGAGGTCGGCGACTGGCGCGGCGTCGGCCCCGGCGGCACCCAAGCCGCCCTACGGCGAGCGGAGGGCTGATGGCAGGACCGCACTTCCGGATCAACCGCCCCGGCGTCGTCGCCATCCTCAAAGGCCCGGCGATGGCCGCCGCCATGAAGCGAGCGGGCGAAGACGTCGGCGACGCAGCCCGGGCCCGCACCGACCTGCCCATCGAGGTGCACCCCGGCATGACCGACCGGGCGACCGCATTGGTCGTCATCGCAGACCCGGCCGGCGCAGCCGAGCAGGCCAAGCACGGCGTGCTCACCGGTGCGGTCGGCGACGTCGGCCTCGAGGTCGGCAGCCGATGACCACCCCGGCCATCCTGCCGGACGCCGAGCGCCTCACCGCCGACCTTCTGACCGTCCTCCTCGCCGACGAGGAGGTCGACGTCGGCATCGGTGTCCCCTCGAAGTTCCGACCCGGTGAGAACCCGCCGTGGGTCCAGGTGTCCCAGGACTCCGCCGCCGTCCCCCGGCACCGAGCAATCGCCCGGGCGATCGAGCGCATCACCGTCTGGTCCGACTCACCGTCGACGTCGAAGCGCCTGCTCCTGCTGGCCGAAGCTCGGCTTGCCGCCTGGGAGGGCGACGACCAGATCTCCACGATCTCCACCGCGACCGGGCTCTTCACCGCCCGCGATCGCGACAACCGGGGCGCCGAACTCGCGTCCTGCACCGTCCGCGTGACGGTCCGTTCTGCCCCGCCCACCTGAGGCGCGGCTGTTCCCGGAGTCACCAACGTCCGCCCCAACCCGGGGGCGGACGCACAACGGCGCGACCCCGCGCCAGAACAGATGGGAGGCCCACCATGGCCGACGAACCCGATCCGTCCCTCGTCGAGTACTGGCCGTTCGCGGACGTGCTCATCGCCCCGCTCGGCACGGCGCTGCCCGCGGATGTCGACTCCCCGTGGCCCGCCGGGTGGAAGCGCGTCGGCTGCCTCGATGGCGACGCCGGCTTCCCCGAGGCCCGGAACTTCGAGAAGTCCTCGCAGAATGCGTGGGGCGGCATCCTGATGCGCGTCACCCGGAAGAACTTCGAGTTCAAGAAGAAGTTCACGGCGTTCGAGGGCCGCCGCAAGGTCGTCGACGACCTGGTGTGGCCCCGCAAGAAGGCCGCGGCTGGCGTCCAGGGCGACGTCCTCGGCACCCCGATCCCCGAGCGGGTCCTGATCGGCTTCGAGGGCCGCGAGGGCGCGAAGACGAAGCGGATCATCTCGCACTACCAGGTCGAGGTCGAGCTGGTCGGCGATGCGAAGGACGCCGAGTCCGGCGTCACCGCCTACGAGTTCGAGGTCCAGTTCTTCCCGGACGGGCTCGGCGATCTGATCCTGCGCCAGGGCGGCCCCGACTCGCCGACCCTCGCGTCGCTCGTCATCGCGCCCGACACCCTCGCGATCGACGTCGGCGAGATCAAGCGCCTCGTCGCCACCGCGACCTGGTCCGACGCCAGCACTCGCGATGTGTCCTCGGACGCCATCTGGGTGTCGAGCTCCGACGCGGTCGCCTCCGCGGTCGCCGGCTTCGTCACCGGTCACGCCGGGGGTGCGGTGACGGTCTCGGCCGCCTTCGGGACCCTCGACGACACCGCCTCGGTGACCGTCTCCTGACGCTCTGCCCGGCCCGGGGGCTGACTCCACCCGGGCCGGGCACCCCACACCCCGGAGTCACCACCAACCAACGAACCGGAGTCCGCCATGCCCCCGAAGCCCAAGCCCAAGCCCGTCGCGGAAGCGTCCGAAGAGAACGCGGACGCGATCGCCGAAGCAACCACCGACCTCTCGGTCGGCCCGATCGAGTTCGAGCACGGCGGCCGCACGTGGGTCGTCGAGTCCGACGCCCGCACCTGGCCCGCCAAGGCGACGATCGCCCTCGCCCAGATCCTCGATGCGGAGGGCAACGACCTCCGCGCGGCCCTGGTCGCCCCGGCGCACATGGCGGTCGTCCTCGAGGGCATCCTGGCCGGCAACGGCTGGGCCGACTACCTCGCCACCAACCCGACCAGCGCAGACCTCAACGAGTTCTGGCAGCAGGCGTTCCGCGCCGCGATCGGGGCACCCGCGGGGGAATGATCGGCCTCCTCCGCCTCCTCCGGGACCACCCGGGGGCGGTGGAGGCTGACCTCCAGCGGTATTACCGGGTCGACCTGCTCGACCTGTGGCGCCGGCCGCAGCGCCTCACCTACCGGCGCTGCTTGGTGCTCATTCGTCACCTGCCGGCTGATTCGGCGACCGCGACCGCCCAGCGGGACGGCGCGGCCTGGACCGTCGAGCACGGGCTACTGGACGCGATCCGCATGAACCAGCTCGCGCTCGGCGGTGTCCCGTCGTCGTCGATCGCCGCCCACCCGCTCGCCCCGAAGCCGGTCGCCCGGATCGCCCCCGACATGCTCGCCGCCCTCCGTGCCGTCGAGGCCCGGGCCGCTGAGGACGAGCGCCGTCATGCCCGAGAGGAGGTCGCCCATGCCTGAGGTCGTCGGTTACGGCGTCATGCCGATCATCCCCTCGATGGCGGGCCTCTCGGCGCAGATGAACCGCCAGCTCGCGCAGGTGATGCCGGCCGCGGGCGCGAAGGCCGGTAGCGACCTCGGCTCAAGCATCGCGGGTGGCGCTCGGTCTGCCCTGCAGGGTCTCGCCACCGCGACCGCGACCGCGGTGACCACCGCAACGGCCGTTGCTGGCGTCGCGATCACCAAGGGCTGGGACCGGTTCACGACGATCGAGAACGCCGGCTCGGCGCTCACGATCAGCCTCGGCTCATCGGCCAAGGCGGCGTCGCTGCTGGGCGACACCCTCGACGTCGTCCGCGGGACCCCGTTCAGCCTCGACCAGTTCGCCGCCGGTGCGCAGCAGCTCGCCGGCATGAGCGTCGCCGCGTCGAAGATCCCGCACTACCTCACGGCCATCGGCGAAGCCTCGGCGACCCAGGGCAAGCGGGCCAACGAGATGGCCGGACGCCTCACCACGATCTTCGGCCAGATGGCAGCGTCCGGCCAGGTGCAGCTCGCCGACATCTGGCGGATCAGCGACACCGGCGTGAACGCGCTCGGGATCCTCGCGAACTCCTTCGGTGTCTCCCGCGACGCCATGAAGACGATGATCTCCGAGGGCGCTGTTCCGGCCGGCCAGGCCCTCGACGCCCTAGCCGACGGCATCCTCAACGGCAGCAACGGCCCGGCCGGAGCAACCGTGGCGCTCGCCGGGACCATGGAGGACCTGCGCAAGACGACCTCCGGCGCCGTTCAGGGAATGTCGCCAGCGCTCGCCCGGCTCGGCGCCGGGTTCGTCGGCGCGTTCTCCCCTCGGATCGTCGAGGGCGCGAACGGCATCACCGACGCCCTCGACGCCATGGAGAAGAAGGCGACCCCCTGGGCCGAGAAGCTCGCATCGAGCCCGGCCGTGAAGTCGGTGACGAAGCTGCTCGCCGACCTCCCGGACCTGATCGAGCACATCCCCGGATCACTCACCGGCATCGCGCCCGCCGCCGGCGCCGCCCTGTCCGGGCTGACCGCGATGGGCTCCGGGTCGATCCCGATCCTCAAGTCGATCCTCCCATCGATCAACCCCGTCGCCGCTGCCCTCGTTGGGCTGGCCCTCGCGTCGCCAGAAGCCCGCGATGCGCTGGCAGAAGTCGCCGGCGAAGTGATGCCACTGGCCCGCGAGGTCGGCGACCGGCTGCTCCCCGTGGTCGAAGACCTTTCGGACATCGCTGGTGGAGTTCTCGCCGATGGTCTGCATCTTGCCGGCGACGGGCTCAAGGTCGTCCTGGCTGGAACGAGCGCGGTGCTCCCCTTCGTCGAGGGCCTGACCGGGGCGCTGTCAGAACACGAAGAGATTGTGTCCGCCATGGCCATCGCCTATGGAGCATGGAAGCTCTCGCAATGGGGCGGCGAGCTGAAGTCCGTCGTGGGGATCGTCGACAAAGCAACCGTCGCCTGGGGTGCCTTCAGCGCCCAGGTCACCGCGACCGCGGCCGCAGACGGCGTCTCGAAGCTGTCGGCGGCGTCAACGGTCGCAGGCGCCGCGGTCAAGGGCATCGGTTCCGGATCGAATCTCCGGATGATCGCGTCCGGGTTCCGCGACGTCGGTAAGGCCGGCCTCGGGGCGTTCACGAACCTCGACAACTACACCGGCCAGGCCTCGACCGGCTTCGCGAAGATGTCGACCGGTCTCAAGAACATCGCCACCCAGTCTGTTTCGACCGGCGCCATGGTCGGCGGCGCGCTCGCTGGAATCGCCATCGGCGCCGCAGCAGCGTCCTACGCGCTCGACAAGCTCCACGAATCGGGGAATCGCGACGCCGCCGGCTTCCTCGCAGGCATGGGAAAGGCCGACGAGACCACCCTGCAGGGACTCGGAGACCGGGCCGGGGACCTCCATGCCGAAATGATCCGGCTGGACAACGAGATCGCGAAGGGCAGCACGAACCGATTCGACGACGAGAAGCTCGCGGCCCAAAGCATCGCGATCGGTAACGCTCTCGAGGAGACGAACGCGAAGCGAAAGACCGCGATCGCTGGCATCAAGGCCCTGAGGGACGAGGCTGGCCTCACGGTCGCTCAGGTCGAAGGTCTGGCGAAGGCGACCGGAGTGAATCTGGCGGACGCCTTCGACGAGAGCGGAACGCCGTCGAAGGAGCTTCAGGCGAAGCTCGACGAGCTTGGAGACGCCGCGGCGCTCGCCGGCAAGGACCTCAAGTCCGTCGAGATGACCCCGGAGCAGATCAAGAAGCTCGAAGAGGACGGCAAGAAGATCGTGTCGGCGATGGACGCCGTGCACGCCAGCTTCGCCGCTTCCTACGACGTGCTCAGCCTCAAGGACGAGCCGGTCGACCCGAAGCTGATCGCGGCCGGCGAGAAGGCCGTCGACCAGGCGAAGCGGCAGGTCGCCGAGGCCGAGAAGGCGCACCGCGAATCGGGACTCACCGCCGACGAGACGGAGCGCACCGCGCAGGCCCTCGCCGATGCCCGCGATCAGCTCGTCGACGCGAACCGCAACCTGCAGGACCTGCGGGCGACCGACTCACCGCTCAACGGCAAGAAGATCCAGAAGTTCTACGAAGACTCGCTCGCCGACGCCAAGGCGTTCTCCAGCAACATTCAGAAGGCGATCGAAGCCGGCTACGACCCCGCCTACGTCGGCAGGTTGTTGCAGGCTGGGCCGCAGCAGGCTGGCCCGATCCTCGAGCAGCTCGTCGCGAACTCGACAGACACGTTCGTTGACCTCGTCAACTCGGCCGAGAGCGAGCTGGCCAGCCTGAACGCCCAGGCGGTCGAGATGGCTCGCCTGACCCAGAGCGTCGTGAACGAAACGGGTGCGAAGGGTCAGCAGATGTCCAAGGACCTGTCGGCGGCGGTCGCGATCTCGACCGAGATGATGCGGACCAACGGGACGGCGACGATCGACGTGCTGGCCGAGCACGCCGGGCTGACCGTCGCCGAGATGCGCCGGGTCGCTGGCGAGTTCGGCCTTGAGCTCGGCGGGCTCAAGACGCAGGTCGACGAGATCCTCGGCGGGCTCACCGTTGCGACGGGTCTCTCGACAGGCCAGATCTTCGGGGGCGGCGCCCGGGCGAAGGGCGGGCCGGTGTGGCCGGGGACGTGGCTCGTCGGCGAAGAGGGCCCGGAGCTGATCACGATCGGTGGGCGTGGCCACGTCACCAACGCCCAGGACACGCGGTCGCTGATGGCTGCCGCCACTGTCCCTGCCGCGCCGGCCCGTTCCGGCGGCAAGCGAGGTCGTCGTGCGAGCGGCCCTGAGACGCTCAACATCTTCGGCGCTTCGACGCCCGATGTCGTCGATCAGGTCATGTGGAGGTTGGGGTCATGAGCCTGCTGCCCGACTCGTTGATCGCCGGCGGCTGGGTGCAGTGGCAGGGCCGCCGGATCGGCCGCGCCTTCCGCGATCCGTACTACCTGGGCGACGCGATCAAGGGATTGGCGACGCCGATGCATCGGATGCCGTCGGCGGATCGCCTCGCGGGTGGTGCATCCGGTGGCCTGGCGGTGCGCGGCTCGGCGCAGATCGAGGTCGATGCGTGGTG